GGTTAATACATCACCGTTGTCGGCATCTGATGCGCTACCAGTAATCGAAAGGACACTTCCTTCGAATAATGCGTGATTATTTTGAGTAGAAAGTGTCAGAGTTGGATTTGAATTTTTCTTCTTTTTTCCGATGTAATACGTAATGGTTACATTTGTATCATTTCTAATCCCTGCTACTACATTTGCATTTGGTATTTCATTTATTAGTTGTGGTGTAGTAGGTATGTCAGGCTCCCCTAAACCCCACTGACTATAATAATATTTCAACCCGGAGATTGAAGCGTAAGCTCGGTATTCATAAGCCGTATCAGCTAGATATGGCTTTAAATCTAAGGTTGCTGTGCTAGGAGGTTGCGCCCTTTTATAAACAATTTCCCACTCAGGTCCCATCTGAACTGAATTTTTACTAGCGTTCTTCTGATAAATGTTGTAATAAGGAGACCCTTGCTCTATCGCTTCGTATTTCATAATACTGGTAGTATTATCCCCTACTTGATAAGCAACTTCCCCTGCATCTAATCCATTACTTGTATTCCAAGACTTAGCTTTTCCTGCTGGATTATAATGATTTAATAAAGGATCGAATGAGTAAGAAGTAAATAGTCTGTTACTAACTACCGAATACCAATCTTTTTTTACAAATTCCCAAGGCGAATCGTCATTATATAATGTTGCTGCTAATACCTTACCAAAATGGAGATTATCAAGCTGTACCCCTCTCTCTTCCAGTTCCTCCTTTGTCCGAACCTCCGCTCGCCCAAGGATACGTACATCAGCAACAAAAAAGTCGGCAGACAGCGCCCGGTTATCTCCCAGCAGCCTATCCCCGACTAATCGTTTCACTACTAACCGCCCTTCATGCTCAGCAACAACAACATCACCGTCCCTGTAGCCTTCCACCACCTCGACAATCTGCCCATTCCGTAGCGTTGGCTCCATTGAGCAACCACTAACTTGATACAACCTTTCCATCTATACCACCAGCCTCTTATTTCCCTCGTCATACCAGCCGCTAATAACCTGCACATCGGTCAGCGTATCCAGATTCTCGGTAAACACATTATCCGTAAAATTATTAAACAGCGCATCCTTTACCGCCTTAACATCAATTTGCAAAGAAGCAATGGCAGCGGTATGCAGACTCAGCAAAACGTGTGCATCATAAATGCCTTTTTCCCAGCGGATAATTTCTGTTTCAGTGACCGGCGTTTTCGGCGTCCAGTCAAGCTTGGGTTCAAACGCCATTGCCTTTCCCTCCTTTTATTACGAAACGAAAAGTAAACTCTGCTTGTTGGCTCTCCACTACAGCAAAATTCGCTTCCCTTTCTGTAATCATGTTGCCGTTCTCATCTAACAATCGTAAAGACATTATTTTATTGAGACCCGATATACCTTGCGTCACAATCACTACTTGATTTCCTGTCCTCTGAATGGATTGAATGGGTACGGTTTGTTCACCGTTCAGAACGATGGTCGATGCCCGCATACATAAATCCTGTGCGGTTCGTTCCAGATAGGCTGTGTTCATTCTAGCGTCACCTCATCTTCGTATTTTAGGGGCGTCATCCCTACTTGAAACTCCTCCACAGTATGATAACGGCGGAGGTTACAGGTGATTCGTTCGTCTATTTCTATCGTCTCGTCTGCGTTTGTAGCAATTGAGAAGCCATGCACATGCACCCGCCGCATTTTCATGAATGTTTTGTACAGGTGTGTAACATCAACGGCATCTTCCAACTGAAAAATGAACCGAATGATTTTTTGGTCAAACACCTCTTCGACTTGTGCATTTTTCAATTGCGAGACATGATTCGCCAAAGCGAGCAGCACAGACGGCGTGAACGGCAGCCTGGCATAGTATTTCTCAAATACTTTTAGCCGTCGTTCTTCATATGTCCCTACGCCAATCGGCAGGCCGAATAACTTCTCCCATACAGCAAGGCCCCATGTGGCTTTATGGATAAAAAACTGATCGCGCATATCCTCTATGCGGGATTGATGCAAGGCGAATTCTGCATCCAGCGCCTGAAACAGCAAGGCTGCATGCTTATCTTCATAATGAATGGGCGGGATGCGCTTCCGGTACTTTAAAGGTACTAATACTGTCATACTGGCGGACTCCAATCCAGCACATTAACCGCACCATCCGGCGTCACAATATTGTCCGTGCCTCCGTTAAGGGTGTAATCCATGATATCTTCCACTCCAGGTACAAACATTAAATTGGCAATAACCTGATAGCGTAGCACCTCATTTTTCTTAATATAGGCGTTCAGGTTTTCTACGATTTTAGCTTCCGTGTCTTCCAGGTTAGCATCAGGCGAAAGAATGAGCCGTGCCGCTACTACAACATGATGTATCGTAGCCGGAAGCACCCCAACATCATGCAGCGCCTCCCGTTCTTTTTCGATTGCTGCCCGCACAGCATCGCATAAAATCCGGGAAGCGGGTTGGCCTTCCCAATCCGTGATAAAAATATCAATGCTTAAATCATTGCGTAAATGCTCGATTGCCTTGGCAGAACCCGCTCCGGCATTTCGGGCCAGCCGTTCGTAATCTTTGGCACGCCCGCTACCTTCCTCCTCCTGAGTCCGGTTCAGTATCCGCTCCCGGTACGAATCGTCGCTCTCGCCTTCCAGTCGCGGAAGCCGGATAAATTCCTTTTGCCCGTGCCAATCCAGGAATTCACCATCTGCCCATAACGGCCAGCCCTGAATCCAGGCATATTCCAATAATTGCTGCTGCTCAGAGAACTCCTGGCAAAAGGGATAGCCCATCGTATAGAAATACTCCCCTTGTTCCGTAGGCATCTCATGTTTGACACGGTTTGCGCAGCGTTCATAAATGTAATCCGGGTCTTCGATCATAATTAGCAGCTTGTCATCCAGCTTCATTCGGCCATTTCACCTCCACCTCTACGGTTGCGGATACCCCGACTATTCGTATGCCCATCCGCAGTTTATTTTCAATTCGTTCCATATGCAGCACTTCTGCCTTTTCAATCTCTGAATGCGCTTCCAACGCCTCTTCGGCATCACGCTTGATTTCAATATCTTCCCATGCCGGCCATTCCGATTTTTCTACGCCAATCGCCTCATCAAAAATGACATATTGGAAGCGTTCTGTATTAAGAATGCGCATCGCTGTCTGGATTACGTATTCTTTATAAGTTTTTGTTTTCCTGGGGCGACCATCATCCTCCAGTACGAGGCACCGTTTCTCAAAGTCAATAACATACGTCCATTTCTTTTCAGATGGAATCCCTTCGATGTTCCCGATGTCTTCTATATCACTAAAATCCATATCAGGAAACAAAGAGGCTGGTTCATCCGCCATCTGGTCTCACGTCCTTTCCATGTACATAATACCGTTGGCCGGTCAGCCGGGAGACGATCAGACGGTCGCCCACCTGCAATGGACTAGGAATGACGATAACGCCCTGCAAAGAAGAACGAGGCACTTGTTTATATTCCGCTCCGCTTTCATACTCCACACCATTCGATAGAACGCCTGTCACACTCCCTTTTGCTTCTTCTCCTTCCATGTACTGCCCAATCTCAAAGTATGCCTCAACCTTCCGATCTTGTAGATATTCGGCAAAGATAAGCTTGTCGTATTCATATGGTACCGGGTCGCCGTCCACCTGTATTTGTGGTTTGCTGGGCCAACTAAGCAGCGTTGCCCGCTCCGTATCCCTGGCATCAATATGACCTGATATCCTATCTTTCCATAAATTTAATGCTTCTCTCAGCATGTCTACTGCCGCCTTTCCAAATCAAGCTGCACGGTATACATTCCGTTTTTGAAGGAGGTCTGCTCGCTGACCACGATCCATTTCGATTTGTATTCAGCCTCCTGAATCAAAACAAGCCATCCGGCGCGCAGTCCGCAGAGCGTAGGGTCCTCATGTTTCACGGTTATTTTCCTCGTTAGCTTCGGATTTGATAGCTCGACAAGCTTCTGTGTGGCGATGGTCGCCGGATCTTCTTTTTCCTCTACCTCGATGATTTCTTCCATCCGCCCCAGATTAGTAATGGCTCCGGCATTCGATTTTGTTACGGAAGATGCTATCTTGTCATCCTTCCATTTTTGTGCCGTAATGACTGTATATGTGTCTTCAATAGAAGAGCCCCGGCTGCTCGATTCCATTTGCTCCCGAATGAAGACAGGAACCCGGGTGTTCGTTCCTTCGCGGGCGACGACAATATAATAGCTCTGGTCTGTGCGAAAATATTCCAGATAAAAACGGTAGCCGGTATGTTCATACGCTTTGTGCAGTACATCCAGAATAACCTCGGAGTGGGCCATCGTTCCGTACCGTTCATCGATGGAAAAGCCGAGTGCCGGGCATCGGAAGTCGACCCCGGTACTTTGGATGTACTTTTGCAGTTCTGCACCTGCCTCGCCTTTGAGATAGGGACGGGTGCCTTTATTTTTAGCCAGGTACCATCCAAGCTCCCGTCCTTCCAATTGCCATTCGTTCGTAAATTCATCTTCTTCATAGCTAATAATCGGGCCATGAAAGAATTGATTTTTATGGTGCAGAAGCTGTTCCTGCGTCCGCTTTGCGAAACACATCAGCATGCCTGCCTGTTCAACGGGCGGGGCATTGCGCAACCGTACCGTCATGTTGCGAATAATCTCATCCCGATTAGACGACCATGAAAGATCAACCAGCGCTTCTGTGAGGGTATGTCGGACATTTTGCTTTCCATATACGACAGCAAACGTCTCCATCTATTTCCTTCCTCCCTTCACGCTGCGATTCTTCGTCTCGATTCGCTGCCTTTGCTGGGCTGTATCCTTACTTGTCCCGCCTTTTCCGCCCTTGTTTTGTTTTTTGCTCGACTCCTTATTGGTCGTATTTGCACGGCTAACTGCCGGCTTCGTAATGATGAGTCCCGGCTTTAGAAGCTGCTTCGTGTTGGAATAGGACACGATCTTTATTGGCTTGTACTCTACGAAAGTAAAATTAATATAAAGATTCGCCTGACCGTTTTTATAGCTTGGCTCCATGTTTTCCATCCACATCGTTTGACTGAACAGCGTATCAAATATAACGACGACAGGCTTTAGCTTCCATTGTTCCAGCAGCTTCAACGCTTGCTCCGGTGATTGGTATTTAATCGTTTCGGTACCGGTTTCCCACATTTCCTGCCAGAAACGCGGAAAAATAGCTGTAAAAGAAACCCGCTTCGCTTTGGAAACGGGTTTGCCTGTACGTTCCTCCCCGGTAATAACAGTGAAGGTTTCAACTTCATTACCGGATTGAATCTGAATTTCCTCCGGCGTCAGAGGGAAAGTAAACCGGTTATTGGCTTGCGCTAACGCCAGCATGCATTACCCTCCATTCTCTATTGCTTTATGAAGCTCTTCCCCGAGCACTCTACGCATAAGGGCACGACCTTCCGGACTGGTCATCATTTTCGCAAAAGCAGGGAAATCTTTGACCTGCTTGGCCATTTCACCAAAGTCCATCGTCATGTTCTGAATAATAACACCGCCCGTAGAACGAGTGGCTTGTTTCATCATCCGGGCAGCGACCGGTATTCTACCGCCTTCCGTTGCTTGACTGCGTGGCAATACATCAATGGCAGCTCGTCCACGAAGCGGGCGATTCATTGCACCTGCAATGAGATTCATCTTCTGTCTAACAGGGCCTGCATCCAATCCTCCCGCAAACATCGACATGAAATTGCCTGCCCATCGATCTGATTTGCTGGCCGGACCTTCCTTCGTTGGAGAGCTAAATCCAAGGTATTTCTTAAAAATTCCTGCCGCACCGGAAACAACAGCACTTAACAGCGGGAACTGACTACGAATACCGGAAGCGAGCATAGAAATCAAATTACTCCCCCAACTGCTTCCCTGACTCGAAATATTCTTTAATGACTCTAGGTGCTGCTTCGTTTGGTTAGCCGCACCCTTTGCTGATGTACTAACACCTGCAAAGCTTTGTCCGGCTTTCTTCGCGCCAGCAGAAATTTCCTGTGTGCTCCGGGCCGCTATAGTACCGAGCTGCTTTGCTTGTGCATTCGTTTTCTGCGTGGCAGAGCCTACAGCATGGATGTCCCCTTGCGCCTTCTTCGTATTTGAGCCTTTCCACCATCCCATAACGCTGGACTTCATTTTGTTAAAGGTGTTCTGTACCCCTTTGCCGGTTTTTTGGAAAAGGGAAAAATCCATCTCGATTCCTTTTTGTTTCATAGAAGTCTTTAAAGAACTAAAAGTTCCTTTAAAGCTCTCTTTTACCTGTGGCGAGATGGGAACAACAGGAGCGGGAGGCGGCGAAGGCTTGCTTGCAACTGCGTTTTGTACCTCTTTCTTTGCTGTCTCTTCTTTTTTGGATAAGCCAAAAAAATTGGCTGCTTTATCTTTCAAAGATACAACCGCATCAACAGCTTTCGCAGTTAATCCACTGCTATCTGCGAGACTGCCGATCTTGTCACCAATATAGTTACCGACTGCTGCTCCTGCAGCCGTACCAAATGGCCCCGCAAGCGAACCGATTGCCCCGCCAATAGCACCACCAGCAACGCCACCTACGACAGCGCCACCACCTGTTGAAATAGCTTGTCTCAATCCAACTTCTTTTGATGCTTGATACAATCCATATGCTCCTGCTCCAGCACTTGCAACCGCACCTACAATACCTGCGCCTTTTGCCAGTCCTTTCGTCCCTGTGAACAAGGCGTCTTTCGTTCGAGCCCAAAATCCCTTTTTTGGTGATTCTGACGGCTTCTTAGGTCGATTTTGTTCTATCACATCTTTTGCTTTATCCCGCGGAACCGTTTTTGTACGATGTGACAGGCTATGGTCTTCATTGCCCTTTTTCCTTCTGGTCAATTCATCCCTTGCGCTCGTTACTCGTCCACCCTTGCCGGGTTTTCTTCCTCTTCGGTCGCCCGTACTTATGCCACCACTGCCACCGCCACCGGAAACTGGCCCATTAACGAATACACGGGCAGCACTGACAGTCATGGAAGACAGGGGACGAATAGAATCAGAGCTTCCATTTTTACTACCTTTTAATGTAAAACGACGACGGGGTGGTTCTGCTGTATCACCTTTCCCCTTTTTCCTCTTGGGTCGCCAGGTAGCCAGTTTACCTACCCCTCCCCAGAACGCTTCATTGACAGTTTTAGCTCCTTTTTTCACTCCGCCAATTGCTAATCCGGTCCCGACAATTCCCGTAGTTGCTACGGCGAGAGAGCCCAGCGTGGACATGTTGTCCATTTTCTGTTTAATCCAGCCAGCCGCTTCAGCCAGCAGTTTAAAGACAGGCGTTATGTCCTTCGCAATTGTATTACCCAGCTCGATGAGTGCATCATTCAACGTCTTTTTCGCGTTCAGAAAATCGCTCCACGGATTATTTTCATTTACTTTTTGATACGTCTGGTCAAGCTTTTCCTTGTGTTCTTCGGGAGTGCTAATTTTCTTTGTGGCTTCAAAAAAATTGTTGGGCATACCCTTTTCCCCATCAGGGCCAGTACCAAATTCTTTCATAATGTCCTGTCGTTTTTGCTCATTCTCTACACCACTGAATATTTGCAGCATTGTACTGGTCGCAAGCTGGCGTTCAGTTTCGCTCCCAGATGACATGCGACCGGCGATTAGCTTTGCTTGCTCAGCCGCCTTTTCTTTCGCCTTCTCTTCTCCCTGTGCCCTATATGCACTCTCAATGACACTTTCCAGACCCCCATCCTTATGAAGGGCAAGTGTTCTTTCCTTTAATGCGTTTTGACCTTTATCTGCAGATGAAAGAATATCTGTCTCTTTCACGAGAGCGGCTAGTTTTTCTGGAGAATCGATGAATTTGGAAACTTTAGGACTGGAATCCATAATTGATGCAAGCGTATCGTCTTTAATATTTTTTGTGTTGCCCATAATGTAGTTCAGAGAATCGCCAAACTTTTTGGTCTCTTTAAAATTGGGCATAGAATCTTGCATAGCCAGCAAAGTTTTTTGATATCCCGCTGCCCCATCCTTGATCGGACGAATCATATTAAGCTTTAGAGCCTGCTCTGTAATGTCCTTGCCGTGGCCCGGACTGCTCATTTCAGCTGTCCTAAGCAAGTCAATAACTTCGGATTTTTTTTTGCTCGGATCGATTAAAGTAAGAGCGTCCACCTCTTGTTTTACTTGTTTATCGTCTTTGTTGGTCAATGCCTGGTATCGTGCAGTCGCCTGCCCTGTAGATACCATATCTTCGAACAACGTTCCGCCGCCAATCCATGAAACGATTTCTTTAGAAGTATCTTTAAGAGAAACCAGACCTTCGCGGATTTTTTCAATTTTACTTTTCGCTTCCTCATCTTTAACATTAACGGAGAGAGTAACAGCCATTTCATCCATCTGCTGAAGCTCAGAGCGAAGATCAGATACATCGCGGCGCGTACGGCTAACGACCAGCTCGATCCCTAAGTCTTTCCCTTTCCACTTCTCCATCTCTGAAGCTGCGGCGCTGAATTCACGTCCAACAGCTTTTGCCTGTGCGGCAATCTCCGCTAAAGCCGGAGACAGCTTCTCTTCACCGGAGAAGCTAACGGTAACAGAAGCTCCCATCCTTTCACCTCGACTTTCATAGAAAAGAACGCCATGGATAGCATCCTATCCTCTATTCCCGCATGGTACGCTTCATTTCTTCCTCTGCGATCATTTCAGCCGCCATACAGAAAAACTTCTGGCGCTCCCGATCTACCTCGTATTCCAGTATTTCTTCAGGCAGCCGATGGCGATTAATCCACATGAAAGCTATCCAGCTTGCTTCGGCGTCTCTTCTGACGAGATCTTTCCCTCCTTCAGTAACGCCTCCTTCGTATCGGTGAAGTTACGGACCGCCTTGCTTAGTGCGGCGTAATCATCGGGGTTATCCAACAGGCGCGGTGGCAGCTCGAACTTCTCAACGCAATTGTATGCCTTTAACAGCTCGGCGTTATTCCAGTCGAATTCATGCTCGGTCGCTTTGACGATCATGACATCAATTTCGTTGTACGTTTCTTTCGGTGTGCCGTCCTCTTCCATGGCCAGTTCAATCGCTCGGCGCACTTCCATCGTAGTTAGTCGACGTACAGACCAATTTTCCCCATCTGATTTCACCTTAATAATCTGATCACGTCGTCCGCCCTTCGCTCTTTCCAAATACTTTTGTAATTTATCGCTCATCGCTTTTTCCTCCTTAAAATCATTGCTTTGGATTTATTAAAGTAAAAAGAGGGCTGTACGCCCTCTCCCACTTTCTTACGCCATATATTCGGGGAACTTGCCGACAAAATCGAAATCTGTCGCCGTTCCGCTCAATGTAATGTCAATGCCTTTATTTTCATCGATTTTCGCTACCAGAATATCAATATCATTATGAATATGAATGCCGGTAATGAGCACACGCTCCGTATTTCCGGTCATCATATCCTCCAGAGAACCGGTAATGCGGTCCAGAAACATCGTTTTTCCTTGCTTGAACAACTCAAGCATACGGTAACGAAGGCGTGATTCCAGCTTCGACATGACAATCTTCACCGGAATTTCATAGCCAACAATCTGCTTTGTCTTCGCCATTCGTCTTGCTCGAATAATATCCAGTGTTTCCGGCTTTAAGATTACTTCAATCTCCTTAATCGTCTGAATCGGATCTCCATTGTCGTCCTGTACCGATAGATTACGGCCAATCAGTTCACGTTCCATCGATTACGCCACCTCCCAATCAATAAAGAATGCTTCTATCGCATCAAGCGGCTTCGCCAAAAGCTTGAAATAAGCAAAATCAAAGTCGCTTTCTTTCACCGGATGCTCCTCAAATTTATAATCTGTCGCAATTGCTTTTTGCTGCGCACGGATTTTCAGATATTCTGTCACTGCGCCAATAAAGATCGCCCGACCATCCGGATCGTTATCCAGCTGTGCCCGGTACCGTTTACCGACCGAGTAAATGTCATTCAAAATTTGATCGATGGTCATCGATACACGGATTTTCCCGAAATCTTCTCTTTCACCCGAACCGAGCGTCGTCAACGTGTTTACCGCAGATTCGATAATATAGTCGTATCCATCACGTGTCGCCATAAGCGTTCCTTCGGCCAGTCCCTTCATCACTTCGCTATGGCCCCAATCTACCTTGGCCAGCTTCAGTGGAACCTTAATGCCGGTGAACGATTTGTTGGCCGGTGTGCCTGCTACAAGGCCTGCTACCCAGGCTGCCCACTGAATGGAATTATACTCCTTTCCATTCACATGCTGACCGGCGATGGAATTGTTAATAATGAATCGGGCATTCAAGGCACGGGAACGCTCGTTATGCGCTTCAATGTCGCTGTCCTTCGCAGCATCTCCGGCTACAACGAGTTGCGCCAGCTTGCGTGCCTTGTTCCGCCTGTCCAGCAGCCATTGCTTGCACGCAGCCTGAACGGCAGGGTCCGCAGAAGGCAGATAAAACACATCAAATTCAAGCCCATCTATCCGGTTAAAGATACGACTCCACTCGCCAGCGGTAATCGTCGCTGTTCCAGACACAGCTCCGGTCAAGGCTGTATAAGCAATGTCTTCCAATGGAGTGCTTCCGTTGTTTTTGAATCGAACCATACTCGATTTCTTCAATTTTTCTTCCGCTTCATCCTTATCGGCTACAAGATACGTCTCTGTATCGTAAATCATCTTTGTATCGCGGATGATGATTTCTTTTTTCGCCGCATCGACAAGGCTTGGGCGAATCATATATTCGAAGTCTTCGCCGCGTTTTCCCGGGTACTTGGCCTGTACAGTATAGCTATCCGCTACTTCATGAGCAGCAGCCTTTTCCTGCTCATTCGTTACGCGATAGCCGACCACAGTAGCGCCATTCTCGGCCGCTAATTCAACTGTATCTACCAGCAATCCGGTTTCATGCAAGCGTTCGGTTGTGTCGGCCATATCGACTGCAAAATTTGGTTGTCCCCATTCCGCCTGATAAGGAACAAGTACGCGGCCAGCAGTCGGTAAAACCCGTGCTTTTGCTTTGGCCAGAAGGTCCACATATGCTCCTGATCTAATTCGTTGAATTGACATTTTTATCCTCCTTTGGATGCAGGTAGGCATCCAGTTTTTGTTTTACTTCCTGCTTGGTTAGCTCTGCATTCGCTTCGCAATCAAAAAGAGCGCCGGCCATCTCAAAGCGTTCTGCTTTGAATACGGGCCATGCGCTCTCAATCCATTCGGATTTTTTTCGCTTGTTTACTTCCCTTTGAATGGCTGTAGCCGGGGACTTGCGCATACGTTTCTCACTCACGCTTTCACCTCCTTTCCATTGACTTCAACATAGAAATCGTTAATTTTCATTCTTTCTGTTCCATCCTCCGCAGTCGGCTTAGGAACATGCAGCAGGTAGGAATACCGGAACATCACTTCTATCCGATCGCGCTTCTCCTGCGTTCGGGGTGGCTCGATTACTAGCATCGTTTCAAATAGTTTCGACGCCACACAGTACCGCTTCTGACGTAAATACATGAAGAAGGGAGCCAAATCAAACGGTATTGGCTCCCCCCTCTCCTGTTCATCAATCCGCTCATATTCATAATGAAAAACAAGCCTTACATCCTCCACCATACGAATGGATTGCCCCGTATGTATTTTTTCAGATACGAGGTCGGCCTCAATAAAGGCGCTGGGCCGCATAAGCTGACCCGCTTGCCATACATCCCCCTCCCAGCTAACAGGGAGGTCAGGATATATCTGATTTATAATCTCGGCCCATATTTTCTTCCCGATATCCCTCATCCGAATCACCTCCTTTCGCTTATCTTTCCTTGCGTCCAGCATACCACGCGGCAACTTCTTCTCACAAAAAACGCCCAAAGTGTAAAGGAATGTCTAAAATGTAAAGCAGCTCATTCATGGATCATACCCGTGCCTTTTCCTTTACGTCAAAAAAGCCTGCCACTATGCCGGCAGGCCTTCCCTCATCTCATCTTCATACATATTCCATGCCAGATTGCGTACCATCGCTCGACGAATCGTATCCACCGTCTGACGGCTTACCCGGAGCTGCTGTGCGATCTCATACATCTTCATACCGTCCAGCATTCCTTCCGCAACTGCCCGCTCCCGCTCATCCTGTAGCGCGGCTACGGCTGCTTCCAGCTTCTTCACCTTACATTCATAACGCTTTATACGCTCCCAGTTTCGCAACAATTTCCTCGCTTCTCTGAACGTTACATCCGAATGTACGCCCTGTGCCTTCGGCAATGACGCCTCAATACCGTATTGCGATGTTCCTCCTTTAATCATGTCTTCCAGCCATTCTCTTGGATACTGCTTATCTTCCTCCTCCCTGCTTTTTAAAGACGCAATGCTTTCTATCATCCAGCGATAATCCCGCAAATCCTGATCCGCACGCTGTACCGCTTCCAGTGCAGGCTCCAAATCAGGGAATAGAGCCTGTCCTGTCTGGCTTTTCATCTGCGAAGCCTCGTATTCTTCCCACTGGTGACACCCCTGCACCTTGCCGATATGCTCCCCATGAATCTGGCATCTTGTCGTTCTTCCCCAACCCGTTCCCGGACATTTCTCGCAAACTTCCTCTAATAATAGCTGTTTGTTCATACTACTCCTCCCCTTTAATAACGTATTCCGTTAGTAAATGAATAAAAAAAGCTGTGTTCACACGCAGGTTCTTAAACTATGCTTACCTCTTGAAACATATTTTACCAAGGGTGTTGATTATCCAGTATGATCCAGAGTGGATCGCCACCACACCGTGCCCCAAACGGGCGTCGGTTCGTCTCCCGCCCCGAAGCGTAGAGGACCGCTTTTTGCCCCAGCCAGGCGGGACCGCAAGGCCACTTTTTACCTCAGCCAGGCGGGACCGCAAAACATCTGGGTAGAGGCGAAGAGGGAGACAATTGCCGTCCTCTCTTGCCTGGCCAGGGCAATCGCTCAGAAAGGGAGACGAAAGGCCTTGTTTGTGTCCCGT